AACAGAGCATACGTGCTGTACAGTGCTAAAAATGTCCAAATCAGCTTTCAAGATGATGGACGAACACTTAAAATTTTTGTGGAGAAAAATGAAAATGAATCAACGTGAACGTAAAGCAACACAACGAGCATTGGCTAGTGAAGCTATTGGAAAACTAGTAGCAATAACACAATACTTTGGCGTTGAAGAGGAGACGAATCTAGAAGATGGTGATCATTTACGCAAAACTGCAAAAAAAGATTTTGGAGAATGGGAAGCAAAAATGAAAGAGTTTGTTGATTGGGTTTGGGATGAAAGTCCGATAGCATGAAAACCACTGAATTTGAACCACGTCTTTACATTGTAATGCGTGAAGACCTGTGGGATATGAATCCAGGCAAGGGTATGGCTCAAGCGGCACACGCACAAGCTGATTTTGATGCTTACACAGAGAACCATTACACTGACGACGATTTTCGCTCGGCACACATTCAGTGGTGCGAAGATCGTAACTTTGGCACTACACTTGTTTTGAAAGCAAAGTACGAAAACTTTGCTGAAATTATGTACAATGTCCGCAGAGCCGGAACTATTCAAGACCCTACATACCCATACCGCAATTGGTACGGTGACGTGTTTGTTTGTCGTGAAGTCACATGTATGTGGGTATTTGTGACAGACGAAGAAGACTTGGAATATATGAAAAAGTTTCCTCTGCATGGTTGACATATGCCTCAAAATGATTTATGTTGATCATGAGAGATGAAAAGGAGTCTACCATGTCTTGTAAGTTCCGTGTCACCGTCATTGAATCAGAACGCGGCTGGGGTCAAAAGACTGAGTATCAGTACTTTGATACTGTAGAAAAGGCCATTGAATATCGTGATGCCATCAACGAAGTAAATGAAATGGAAAGTGTGATACCCGATTGGTACATGGTCGCAGAAAAAGAAATCGTGGTAGTGGAGGAATAGAATGCTAGCAGTATTTGATATTGATGGCACATTGGCTAACATTGAACATCGTCTTGATTATGTTCGTTCCAAGCCTAAGAACTGGAAAGCATTTGATGCCGGCATTCCGAATGATAAAGTGAACCTTTATGTTGCAGAAATCTTCTGGACATTAGAGGAAACAGGTGCTCATGACATTGTTCTTGCTAGTGGTCGTAATGAACGTAGTCGTATTGCTACACAGGATTGGCTTCGTGCGAATGGTCTAGGGGGCTATCATAAACTCTACATGCGTAAGGCAGACGACTATCGCAGTGATGACATTGTGAAGCAGGAAATCTTGGATCAAATCATCGCTGACTATGGCAAGAAGCCTGACATGGTATTTGATGATCGTCCACGAGTTGTTCGTATGTGGCGTGATAACGGTATCTTTGTTTTCAACGTATACCAAGGTGAGGATGACTTCTGATGAAAGATGAACTTTATCAGTTCCTAGCATGTGACTATTATGCTACAGGGGAAGGACGTACAGTCTCTATTCTCATTACACGGGCCTACCCTCGTGCTGAAGACTATGAGACTGGTACAGATAAACCACAAATAGTACCAGGTAGAACTGCTAAGGTGAGAGCCGCAAGAGAGTTTATTGAACAGTTTGGTAGTTGGTATGCTTACGGCGCAGAAAATCTTGATCGTCAAGAGTTCTTAGAAAGTTTTGGCCATCATCTCCCAGAGTATGTAAAAAACATCTTGACAAGCGAAGACCCACCTGGTAACTTTAACTATAGAGCACAACTACATCTAAACTTTTCATAGGAGATTATAAAATGGATGATCAACTTCCCGAAGGGCGTGTGCCATACGACGAATGGCTGAAGACAAAACGATACGCAATCGTAAAAACTATTTCAACGTTCTATCACGTCTACGCCGTTCCTCTTGATCTACTTCAGACAGGCAACACTGATGCTGAGGTTGACCCACGTTGGCTTGAAGACGCTGTTGTTATGGAAGAGATTGAAGAACTCGGTCAACAGTATCTAGGTGAACAGATTATCGGTAAAGCTGAAATCGTTGATGAAGAAGAGATGCTAGAAATCTTTGATAACATCAACGATTATTTGTCTGGGTGGTCAACTGAACAGAAGGTTGGTTTTGTTCGCCGCTTGTTTGACGTTCATAAGGGTTGATTCAAGTGCGCAAAAAGAGCAATAGTAAGCGTTTGAAAGAAGCAAGAGCCAGGCACGAGGCTTGGCTCTTATCTCAAGGAATAGGTAAGAAGAAGAACCGCGAAAGCGTGAATGAAATACCAGACTACTCTACGAATAACTCGGTCAGACTGAGTGATAGCATTCCTGGTAATGGCTCTTCTAAGAAAACTAATAAGTATACTGGAGACTATGTGAAAGGCATCGCAGTCTCGCATAAGAGCAATCTGATGCCAATCACAAGTAAAGAACAGGCCGTAGAGGTCAGCGCTATGCGGAGAAACTAAATGAAAGTCGTAAAGTATCTATCTAGAATAGGCATTGCGTTATCAGTGCTGTTCAACGTTATCTTAGGTGGGTACTCAAATCAAACTTTTTCAGCTAGAAACTGGGGCTGGAAAAGAAAGGGCAAGTGGAATCTTGTTTGGTTGATAGACGGTGTATGCGAGTACATTCTGCAACCGATCTTGGATTTTATCTTGACATTCATTCTACGATCTGATACAAAGGTATCACTGTCATGTCATTGTATGACTTCTTGGATTTACTGGAGAAGTCGCAAAGATGTGCAATACAATCATTCAACTGGTGAAATGGAAGACTAAGGAGACTATAAAAATGGCTAAAGGTAAACGATCCTCTGGTAAGAACTACACTTCAAAGGGTGAACGTAGCAATGTCGCTAAGTCCACTCGCCGTGCAATGCGTCAAGAATACATCGCATCAGGTCGTCGTATTCTGAATCAGATTGCGGCTCTTGAGAAGGGTAAAGACGTTGTTATGACGATTGAAAACCCGAATCGTGAACAGACTAAGAAGCCTTTCATCAAGGTTCGCATCAACGCGAAAGAGTGGCTTGCTGGTAAGAACGGCAAGGGGCGTAGCTACGTCATGGGTTCAACTGCTGGTGCTGAATCGTGATTGAAATCTATTCAAAGACAAGTTGTGCTTGGTGCGTGAAAGCAAAAGAACTTGCTGATCAATACAATCTAGACTATGTTGAAAAGAACATTGACACAGCAAAAAATCTGAATGAACTCCTGCTGAAAATGCCTGATGTAAAGACTATTCCGCAAATCTTTTGGGGTGATAGGTACATCGGTGGATACGCTGAGTTTGCTAGTGAGATTGAAAATACTATTGGAGGTTATGGAGAAGGCCAATGCTAAATCGTGAACAAATTGTAAATAAACTGAAAGAGGGCGCAGTTTCTTTGAGTTTTGAAAAAGTTGATACAACTCAACGCGAAATGACTGCAACTCTTGATGAAACATTTATTGAGTATCAAGGCTCTGGTAAAGGTAAAAAGAAGTCAGAAGACGTTCTAGCCGTGTGGGACATGGATAAGAACGCATGGCGATCTTTCCGTTGGGATAAGCTACGATTCTTTGACGGAACGGATCTCCCTAATGGAGTATAACGAACTCAACAAAAAAGCCATGGGTGGCACTGAACTCATGGCTCACCGCATTGAAGAGATGCTAGGACCTGACCTGCTAAGTCAGGTCCAAATCATTCATTCTAGAGTACGTGAACTAGACGACACAAAGAAGAAGATTCTCGTTCTACACGATCTGGCTGGTGACCCAGAAGTACAGCATCTAAAGAATGGTGGTTGGCAGAAGTTTGACATGCTAGTTTTTGTCTCACATTGGCAGAAACAGATGTATGAGATTCAACTGGGAGTTCCACCGTCGGCTGGTGTTGTTCTTCAGAACTCTATCGTGCCTATTGAACAACATGAAAAGCCAAACGACAAGACAACATTGATTTACTACTCAACACCACATCGTGGTCTGAATCTGTTGTATCCAGTTTATAACAAACTTTACGAGGAGTTTGGTTCAAGCATTGAACTAAAAGTGTTTTCGTCTTTTGATCTTTATGGTTGGCCACAAAGAGATGAGCCTTATAGGGAGCTGTTTGATGCCCTTGAAAATCACCCTGGCATTCAATACAGTAAATCAGTAAGTAATGATGTTATTCGCGAAGAGTTGAAGAAGTCGCACATTTTTGCTTACCCGTCTACTTGGTCAGAAACGTCTTGTCTCTGTTTGATTGAAGCAATGTCTGCTGGATTGATCCCAGTACATTCATCTTTGGCTGCACTACCTGAGACTTCTATGGGTCTGTCTATGATGTATGACTATGTTGAAGACCCCAACAAACATGCTAGTACGTTCTACAATGCGCTGAGGACAACGATTCTAAACACCAATGATCCTTACATGAAGCAACTGACGACATTGCGCAAACACTCTGCTGATGCCATTTATAACACAGAAAGACAGGGTATGCGTTGGAAAGCACTTGTCAACAACCTTTTGATGTGATAGTCTGATACCGAATCAGATAAGAGGACAACATGGCTCGTAAAGCAACAACTCGTACTAAAAAGACTGTAAAAACACCAACACTTCGTCGCGGCAGTAACGCGGCGAAGTTATCAGAAGAACGGCACGTTGGTCGTGAGACTGTAGACTGGGAAAATGTCACAGACTTTGAACTGGCGTTTCGTGATACACTACGACACTACGGTTACTTCTACGACATCAAAGAAGGCAACAAGTGGGCGGCTGAGTGGATAAAAAAGAACTACACCAAAGCTAAACTGGCTGACTTCAAAGCTGCTGAACCTTGGCGCACATCTATGACAATCTATTCAATGTGTAAGATGATGCTGAATGGCGCGACATTTGATGAAAAGCGTATGGCTTGGTTGAAAGAAGGAATTGATAGCACCATCGCATTTGGTAATCAAAAGCGCAAAGATGTCAAGACTAACACCAACACCACAATCCAGAAGAAGTCTCCTGCTGAGATTGTGAAAGAGCGTACATCGGATTTTATTGCTGAGATTGACGCTAAGTTAGATGCGTGGACTTCTGGCCCATTGTCTGATGAAGAAGATTACTCGGTGTACAATGAACTTCAGAAAGTGGATGCGGCTTACAATACAGCAAAGGGTGTTCTTGATTACTACACACCTCAGATGGAAGAGATTCAAGAACTCGTCTCTAAGAAGACTGACGACTTGGTTGAAGCGTACAGTCACATGACAATCAAAAAGCGCAAAGAACTTCTGGTTGTTCTGAAGTCTATTGTTTCTGATGCTGAGAAGTACATGTCAGCCAAGAAAGTGACACGGAAGCCTCGTAAGAAAAAGGCTGTCTCTTCCGCTCAAATCGTTTCCAAAGTGAAGTATCTGAAAGAGAGCGCTGAGTATAAAGTCGCAAGCGTTGACCCCAGTGACATTATCGGAGCTAAGATTGTTTGGTTATTCAATGTGAAATACAGGACTTTCACACGTCTGGAGTCGGTATCAACTAGTGGCATGACCATCAAGGGCACAACTATTCTGAACTTTGATGAAGAAAAGAGCGCTAAAAAGAAAGTGCGCAAGCCTGAGGAGTTTCTGTCAAAGACAACCAAGACCACAAAAACAAAAATAAATAAAGAGTTCGTGGATCTAAAGACAAAGGAATCTGTTCCAAATGGACGTATCAATGCAGACACTATTATTTACAAGGTTTATAAATGAGTGATAATGTAATAGACTTACAAAAAATCAAAATGAAAAAGATGCAAGAAAAGTTTGATTCTATGACAAATGAGATTGCGAGTGATCAAGATTTCATAGATGATTTTGCACCAACTGTCATGGCCGACATTGTTGAAGCTATGAAGGACTACGGGTTTGACATTAGAGACAACTATGATTCTGTGTATGACATAATCTGTGCGGTTGAATCTATCAAAGCTATCATGAGTCGCACGAAAGGATTAGAATCGCCTCTACACGATCTAACCAAGAAAATCTTTGGTCCTACGGAAGAAGAAGAGAGTGAAGGTGATGCTGAAGAACTTATGACAATGTTCATTGAAGACCTTGAAATACAACTTGACTAACCATGCGAAATGTGATAGTCTTATCTCTATCACAACTTAGGAGAAAACGATGATTTTGATTGACCTGAATCAGGTTATGATTGCAAATCTAATGATGCAACTTGGCAACCACAAAAATGCTCAAGTAGACGAAAACATGTTGCGCCACATGATCATCAACACGATTCGTTCGTATAAGATGAAGTTTGGCGCAGAATACGGCGAAATGATCATCTGTGCTGATGATAAGAACTATTGGCGCAGAAGCTACTTCCCTTACTATAAAGCGTCTCGGCGCAAGAGCCGAGAAGAGTCTGAACTTGATTGGAACACGATCTTCAAATCACTCAACAAAGTGAGAGAAGAACTAAAAGAGTTTTTCCCTTACAAGGTTATTCAGATTGAAACTGCTGAAGCTGATGACATTATCGGGACTATTGTTCATGAAGAAGGGCAACAACTGAACACAGGTAAACCCATTCTTATTCTGTCAAGTGATAAAGACTACATTCAACTTCACATCTATGCGAATGTGAAACAGTATGACCCAGCACGAAAGCGTTGGATCAAACATTCTGATCCAGAGCAGTATTTGTTTGAACACATCACTAAAGGCGATTCTGGCGACGGTATTCCAAACATCATGTCACCCGACAACTCTTTTGTTATCGGTCTACGTCAGAAGCCAATCACTAAAAAGCGTCTTGAACTTTTTGAAGACATAAATAACATGACTGATGAGATTAAGCGTAACTGGAAAAGAAACGAGGCTTTGATTGATCTGAGCAAAGTGCCTGAAGGCATCAAAGAACAGATTCTTGAAGAGTATCACAAAGAAAACGAAAATGATCGTAGCCAACTTTTCAACTATTTCATCAGGAACAAGTTAAGAAATCTTATGGAGAACATTAGTGAATTTTGATAGCATTAGGAGCATTATTTAAATGTCTACAGTATCTTTGTCTGAAATTGTGTATCAGGCGTGTAAATTGAAAACGAAACAAGAAAAGATTGATTGGTTAAAAAAGCACAATTCAAAACCATTACGAAACATTCTGAAGTTGATGTATGATAAGAACTTGGAGATTAACTTACCAAGTACAGCCCCACCTTACACACCATCAGAATCTCCAGAGTCTCATGGTATGCTCTATCGTGAATCGCGAAAGCTAACATACTTCGTAAAGGGCTTTAGTGGAGACAGACTAGCACAACCACGAAGAGAAGCACTATTCATCCAGATGTTGGAGACTGTTGACAAAGACGATGCGAATCTACTGATTGAC